TCACGGGCGAGGAGCAGGTCGTGCCCAAGGGCGTCGCCGTCGCCGTGCAGCGCGAGACCATGCGCCAGCGCCAGTTGGAGTTCCTGCAGCTCACGCAGAACCCCATCGACATGCAGATCATCGGCCCCAAGGGACGCGCCGCGATCCTGCGCGCCGTCTCGACCGGCATCGGCCTCGAAGGCGAGGAGATCGTGCCGTCGACCGACCAGATGGAGGCGCAGCAGGCGCAGGCCGAGCAGATGGCGCAGCTTTCTGGTATGCCTGGAGCCACGATGCAGCCGCCGCAAGCGCCGGGTGGGGCAGGAGGCGAGGGCCAGCGCAAGGCTGCCGGCCCGCCGCCGGCCGGATCGCGCGGCAACCAGACGCCTGGATCGTCGCAGGCGCAGGGGCCGCAAACAAATTTAGTCGGGCGGCGCACAGCAGGCCCATAAGTGGCCCATAGGAGGGTATGAGATGGCAAAACTCGGTGACAAGCCGTCGAACTGGGGCAGCCTCGGCGGCAGCGGCAAGATGCACTCGTTTGGCGCGGTGGGCCGGCAGGCTCCGGGCGGCTCGGCCGTCGCGGGGTCGGGTGGCTCGCGCCGCGGCATCGCGCCGATGGCCGGTCCCACCGGCCAGGGCTACTCCAAGCCCGGCACCAACGAGAGCTTCGCCGGCACCCAGACGCCGGGTCAGTCGGCGGCGTCGCCGACGGGTGCCCGCAACGACTTCGCCAAGGGCGGCACGACCAAGATGTTCGGTCCGTCGGGCAGCCGTCCGTCGAGGGGCGGCCAGACGAGCCAGTGATGCCCAAGCACGGCATGCTCTCGGGCACGGCGCCGACACCGTTCGCGCAGAAGGGCAAGGGCGGGAGCAAGGTCCTCCTGCCTGCCCGCAAGGCGGTGACGCAGCTCCTGAAGTCGGCGCCGGCCGATAGAACTCTTCTCGACTACGGCGAGATGACGCCGTCGGGGCGCAACGCGCCCGCGACCTACGACGACATCCGCTGGGGCATCAACAAGAAGCCCAAATGAAAGACCCGATGTACGAGATCACCATGGCGGCGGCGAACCTCAAGATCGTCGCCCCGGAGCAGTACGATGCACTGCTGAAGGCGTTTCAGATGCTGGACGACAAGACGGGATCTGACCTGCGCGCATCGCCGCCCGAGATGATCATGAGCCAGCAGGGACGGGCCGCGCTTGCTTTCCAGCTTCGCCAGCGCTTCGAGCAGTGTATGGAGAGGCGCAAGGAATACGAGAAGCGAGCATAGGAGATCCCATGGCCGAACCCGTTTCCGCGGAGGAGCTGCGCAACCGAGCGCCTGGCCCGCGTGACGATCCCAACGTCGTGATGCCGAAGAGCGTCGTCGAGGCGAGCAAGCGCGCGACGATCATCCAGCAGTCCCTGGCGGAAACTCCCCCCAATGGACAAACTCCCCCCAATGGAGAGTTACCTGCCACGGGTAATGAGCCGCCGCAGGAGGTGACGCTGCAGCCGCCCAACGGGCTGCACCAGGAGCCCGAGCAGGAGAACATCCCGCCCGAGGAGTGGGAGCGCCGCTACCGCGCCATGAAGGGCCGGGTCGACGGCTACACCGAGCAGATGCGCCAGATGGCCGGCGAGATCCAGCGCCTGCAGGTCCAGGCCAACAATCAGGCGCCCGCGCCGCAGCGCCCCGAGGCGCCGACCAAGCTCCTCACCGACGACGAGATCAACGACTACGGTCCCGAGTTCGTCGACGTCGTTCGGCGCGCTGCCGCCGAGGTCGCGACGCCCTTGTACAACGAGGTGCAGCACCTGCGCTCGCAGCTCGGTCAGGTCCAGAGCGAGACCGCCAACGCCTTCATGACCCGGATGAACGCCACCATTTCAGGGGTAGTGCCCAACTGGCAGGACATCAACAGGCACCCGTCCTTCATCCAGTGGGTGGGCTTGCCGGAAGTTTACAGTGGTGTTATTCGTCAGCAGCTAATGCAGGAAGCATGGAACAACGGCGACGCCCAGAGGGTGGCCGCGTTCTTCCGGGCCTTCCTCGCAGAGGAGGCTGCCGTAGACCCGCGAGGTACGGGGTCGCACGTCAGGCCACCGACGCCCGCGCCCTACCAGGCCCCGGCACCGATGGCTCCGCGTCCGACCCTGGAAAGCTTCGCAGCTCCCGGCAGAGCCCAGTCAGGCGCGCCATTGCCCGCTGACAAGCCAGTCTACACCGCCCAGGACATCACCCGGTTCTATACCGAGGTGGCTGCGGGGAAGTGGCGGACGCGCGAGGCAGAACGGGCAGCCATCGACGCCGACATCATTTCTGCGCAGCACGAGGGGCGGATCATCCCTGATCAACGCACGATCCGACCCATGGACTGGAACGGCAACCGATAGCCGCACAGGGGTTGGATCACCAACCCCTTGAGGCGCGCGATGGCTGGTTATCCTCTTGCTGGTGCAGGTACTACCCCTCCAATTTGGCCTGCCGGTTCGACGCAGCCTTCCCCGGCTTACTCCGGTACCTTCATCCCGGAGATCTGGTCGGGGAAGATGATCGAGAAGTTCTATGCGAGCACCGTGCTCGCGGCGATCAGCAACACCGATTACGAAGGCGAGATCCGCAATCAGGGCGACACGGTTAAGATCCGCACCAAGCCCACGATCACGATCCGCGATTATCTGGCCGGCGGCCAGCTCGCCGTCGAGCGGCCTGCTTCGAACATCGTCGAACTGAAGATCGACAAGGGCCTCTACTTCAATGAGATCCTCGACGACGTCATGGAGATCCAGTCCGACATCAACCTGATGGGGATCTGGAGCGACGACGCCGCGCAGCAGATGAAGATCACGGTCGACAGCCGTGTCCTGAAGTCGATGCTGAACGCCGCCAATGTGCTGAACCGCGGCGCCACCGCCGGCAAGATCTCGGGCAACCTGAACCTCGGCATTACCGGCACCCCGGTGCCCATCGTCGCCAATCAGGCCACCCCGCCGGTCGCCGGTCAGGTCACCATCCTCCAGCTTATTCTGCGTCTGGGCCTCGTGCTCGACGAGCAGAACGTCCCCGAGCAGGGACGGTGGGTCGTCATCCCGGCATGGGCCGCGGCGATGATCAAGGGGTCGGAACTCCGTCAGGCGTATTTGTCGGGTGACGACACCTCCATCCTGCGTAACGGGCGGTTGGGCATGATCGACCGTTTCACGATCTACGTGTCCAACCTCCTGCCCAAGGGACCGATCAGCGACGGCGGCGAGGGCGCCAATCAGGTGCTGGCTGCCGGCGAGTGGGTGATCTACGCCGGTCACGCACACGCGCTCACCTTCGCGTCGCAGATCTCCAAGGTCGAGACGTTGCGGTCGGAGTTCACCTTCGGGACGCTGCTGCGCGGCCTCCAGGTGTTCGGCCACAAGGTCATCGACGACATCGCTCTCGCGCAGGCCATCGTCTCCGAGCCGGTTCCGATCTGATCGGATGACGTCCAGAGCGGCCCGCCTCCCCCTGGCGGGTCGCTCCCCTGCGTCTGGAGGTGCATGGTGGCGAACCTGATTACTTCGTCTGTGCCGCCGCCCAACCCACGTGAAGGCGACACGTGGTTCAACACGAAGACGAAGCGGCGCTACGCCTGGGTGATGGGCACCAGCGGTCGCGGCGCCTGGGTCCAGGTGGCCTCGCCCCCTGCCGTGACAGGGCGGGCGTTGGTGCCGGCGGGCGCTACGCCGCCCAGCGTGGCGAAGTTCGACGCGCCGACGATCACCAACCCGGCACCCAAGCACACGATGAGCGACCTGCCGCCGGCTACGCCGAACGCGGGCGACTTCTGGTGGGACACCACGCGCGGCTTCCTGTTCACGTGGTACAACGACGGCAACACTGTGCAGTGGGTGGTGTCGAACCCGGGCAGCGGCAAGAAGGAGGGACCACCGGGCCAGACCGGCGCGCAAGGTCCGCAGGGCATCGCGGGCGAGACCGGCATCAACTGGAAGGGGCCGTGGGTCGACACGACGGACTTCGTCGTCGACGACGGCGTCCAGCACAACGGGTCGAGCTACATCGCGGTGCAGGACAGCCTCAACGTCGTGCCGGGCACCGACGTGTCGGTGTGGAACCTGCTGGCGCAGAAGGGCGACGTCGGGCTGCAGGGTGAGCCGGGACCGACCGGCGCGACCGGCGCGACGGGACCCGAGGGTCCGCAAGGTCCCACTGGACCAACGGGACCCACGGGCGCCGACAGCACCGTACCGGGTCCACAGGGTCCGCAAGGTCCCATCGGGCCGACGGGCGCGACCGGCGCCGACAGCACGGTGCCCGGTCCACAGGGGCCACAGGGCATCCCGGGAACGCAGGGACCGCAGGGACCGCAGGGCGCGACCGGCGCGACAGGCCCGCCTGGTCCGGTGCCGGAAGCGCCGACCGACGGCCAGCAGTACGCCCGGCAATCGTCGGCATGGTCGGTCGTCGTCAGTGGCGGCGGTGCGCCGACGGGTCCGGCCGGCGGCGATCTCAGCGGGACGTATCCCAATCCGACGCTGGCGGCGGTCGGCAGTGCTGGCACCGTCGGCACCGGAGCCGACACGACGATCTCGGTAACGACCGACGCCAAGGGGCGGGTGACCAACAAGGTCGCGTATCAGATCACGGCAGCAGCGATTGGAGCTGCGCCGCTGGCGTCGCCGACCTTCACGGGCGATCCTAAGGCGCCAACGCCAACAGCAGGTGACAATGACACAAGCATTGCTACGACGGCGTTTGTGTCGACGGCGCTTGGCCCTTATGCGACGACGGCCAGTCTTTCAGCGTACGCTCCGCTTGGAAGTCCCGTGTTTACGGGCGATCCCCGTGCCCCCACACCTGCGACCGCCGACAACGACACGAGCATAGCGACGACGGGGTTCGTCAAGGCGCAGGGCTACGCCACGACGGCGCAGCTCGGCAGCTACCTGCCACTGGTCGGCGGCACGCTCACGGGTGCGCTGCTGGCGCAGGACATTTCGCCATCGAGCGGCACGTACCAGCTCGGCGCGCAGGCCACGCCGTGGATGGCGACCTGGGCGATGGGTGCGTCCATCACCAACGCCGCCGGCCTCCACCGCTCGCAGATCTTCCAGACCGGCTCGCTCAATCGCTGGACGCTGCGGGCCAACGCCACCGCCGAGAGCGGCGCCAACGCCGGATCGAACTTCGAGATCGTCCGCTTCAACGACGCCGGCACGTCGCTCGGCAACGCGCTCGCGATCAACCGCGCGACCGGCGTTGCCGATTTCGCCGTGGCGCCGACTGTTGCGGGCGCACCGATCAGCGGCGGCGCGTCGATCAGCGTCGGTGTCACGCCCCCAGGATCGCCGACCGCTGGCGCGCTGTGGTGGGACAGCGAGCGCGGACAGCTCAACCTCTACTACAACGATGGAAATACCAGCCAGTGGGTACCTGCCGCGCCCACGGTGCCCGCATCGTCGGGACAGGTCGGCGGCACTGACTTCACCGCTACCGTTGCTAATGGCCCGGTAACGGTGCCTGCGGCGACAACCGTTTTTACTGGCATTCCCGTCGCGACTGGAAATGCGGGAGGATACTACAACCCGGCCACAGGACGGTTCACACCACCTGCCGGTCGCTACTACATCTATGCTTTCCTGAGCGCAATCAGCACCGTTGTCGTCAATGCGAGTATCCAGATCAGGAAGAACGGCACCCGCTTTGGGATGATGCAGTCTTCGGTGCCGAACACGAGCTACTGGACCGCCCTGTCGGTAGACGGCACGGTTGACTGCAACGGCACCGACTACATCGAGCTGACCACGGGCAGCAGCCCGAGTGGGTACGACGCCTACTACATTACGTTCGGTGCGATCCCAGTAGGCATCACGCAGATACTGACAACGCCAGTTGGGCAACCGTCAGCGCGCTTCTATCCCAACGCCACTTGGGTATGGG